TAGTTGTCAAGGCTACCCTAACATGGCACGTCCTGTTGGAGTTGCAAAGAAATCTAATCTTTCAATTAGTTTCTTACCAACGATAGCAGACGATTGCGCAATGAGATGAGACTGTCTTCTTACGAAGATAGAATCATCAAGTGGTAAGGCCATTGTCTTTAGTAATAAAGGTCAATCTCCTCCTCCACGATCAATGCGTAAGGCCTCTTTCTTCAACTTAATAAACATTTCCTCAATATGGGAATAACTACCCAAAACAGGATATGAATATATAAGTTGAAGACCGAGTTCTAAGTCCTTCTCTACTTCAAATGATGTAAATCTCATTACTAGACTGATAGCTAAATCTCCTAAACCAATTGGAGATCTAGGTTTCTTTCTAAGATGATCATTTTCATAATTTGAATCAGCGAAAGCTTCGACAGCTAATGAAGAAAGAATCCCGAAGGATTCTTCCTCAGTTAGATCTCGAATTTGGTAAAAGTAATGCCTTTTGATCTCGTTCAAGAGAACATAAGCCGTAATTTCACCACGCATGCATTTCAACATGCGTTCGCTGACATAGCTATTATCTCATTGTTTGCGACAGTAAACTCGTCGCATTGATTTGACAATACTATAATAGAGAGCGACACTTGACGGGATCCCATCAGTACTCAACCACATTTTATTCTCTGACTCGATTAAGAGTGAAGTTAGGATATAACTCCTACTTTCACTTTCAGCAAGTGCAGATATAGGAAATGGAGTAATCTCTTGACCTTTATAAATAAGCCTTTTAGCGAATTCATAAAGTTCCTTGGATGAGTGAGTTTTCAATTCACTTACTTCAAGTCCAAGAGATTTGATTACTTTTAGGTATTCTTCCGCTAGTCTTTTGTCTGCAATCACAATATCATCTCCTAAGAGACAATATTTTGATTTAGATCATTCGATTTTAAGTTCTTTACAACAATAGTAAATCACATAGTGATGTGCTACTGCAAAAGAAACTCATGATGAATAGGCTCCCATTGGATTTCCTACGGCGTACTTTAAATCTAGTTTCCTAGACCTCGTACATTCTCTGAAATCAAATGGATATCCTACCATTATGTTTTGTCAATGATCGACATAGTTACTA